CAACACAATGCGTATGCTTGGACAAAGCATGGGCAAAAGCAGATTTCCTTGTACGCTTCCTATTGGCTCTGGCAACGAAGACAATGACTTCGGCATGAACGGTCATTTCTATCCAGATCAAGAAGCAGCAATCCTTGCAGAGACAACTGGCGCTATAGCCTTGGAGGTCAATACCAATGGTTAAAAGAGCGGATGGACGCAAGAAGTCGGACTTTGTAGCTCAGGACACGGTTCTAGCAAATTCCTTTATGGATTACTTTGTCAACAACACTAACTACAGAATCAGCTATCAGAATTTGGTTGCTGGTCTAGGTGTTACTGGATCAATTGTCACCACTGGAAGTGCTTCAGGTTCTCCGGTTCTTGAGATAAATGGCACAGTTAATAAGATCAGAAATATAGAAAACGGTTCAGGTGTTATTACTTCGGTATCTCCAACCAATGGAGTAAAAATCAGCCATAACTTCACAGCAAATGCTGACGGCCTACCGATACTCTTAAACACAACAGCGGACTCTCCTACGATTGCTAGTATTGTTGCAGGTAGCGGTATTAGTGTATCGGCGGTCAATACTAGTGGTATTAAAATAACGTCTATTGCTGATGAGATAAACGCTCAAGTGTCAATGCACGGCAATGCAACAGCTACTGTTATTGCCACAACAAACACTCCGGTAAAAGTAGCAGGCACATTTGTTGTAGGAGAAGTTTCTACTTTTACAGCAGACAATACAGGCAAACTGACTTACACAGGCGCAACTACATCTACAGTTCAGGTTGTGGCTTCTGTGACCTTGGATGTTGTCGGAACTAATCAAGATTTAACAGTTCAGTTCTATAAAAATGGAATTGCACTTCCTGCCGCAAAGATATCTAGAACAGTAACTTCGGGATCGGCAGGAAACGTAGGTTTGTTTTACAACGTCTCAATGACATCCCAAGATTATGTAGAAATCTATGTAGCTAATGAAACAAGCACAAACAACATAACCGTGACGGACTGCTTGTTCGGAGTATCTTAGATGCCTAAAGTAGTCCTTCCTATAGCGAACGGATTCTACGAGAGCGATAGCTTGCCTATCTCGGCTCAGGAGTGTGTGAATTTTTATCCGAATATTGCTCAAGCTCCTGCGCTTAATCAGGAAACGCTATACGGTACGGCAGGACTAGAAGAGGTAGCAAACGCCGATACCTTAACTGGCAACAGAGGCTCTCATGAAATGAATGGAGTTCCTTACTTTGTAATGGAAAACCGTTTATTCAGCATGGCTACTGATCTAAGTCTTACTTTTCATGGCGAGATAGCTGGAACTGGTCGAGTCTCAATGGCTGACAACGGTACTCAGCTAATGGTTTTAGTTCCAGATGGGAACGGATACATTTACAACCACGTTGCGGACACATTCGGTCAAATCACAGATACAGACTTTACTGCGAACGGAAATCCTCAACTGGTTGTATTTATTGATGGCTATTTCTGTCTCACCACTGATACTAAGAAATTTATAGTTAGCTCCTTGAATGATGGATTTAACTATAACGCTTTGGACTTTGGTACAGCGGAATCAGATCCTGATGACATTGTTGCTCCTGTTGTTTTTAAGAACCAGTTATTTATAGGAGGTTCGCAGACGATAGAGGCATTTCAGAACATTGGCGGCGCTGACTTTCCATTTCAGCGAACTGGTTTGTTCCTTCAGAAAGGTATTGTTAGTCCATTTAGTATCCAGACTTTACAAGACACTTTTGTATTCATTGGTGCTGGTCAAAACGAATCGCCAGCAATCTGGGTATTACAAGGAAACGATGTAGCGAAGATATCTACTACTGCTATAGATAAAGAGCTAAGTGCTTTAACTCAAGCTCAAGTGTCTTCAATCTACTCTTGGGGATACGCAGAAAAAGGAGCGTACTTTGTTGGCTTCTCTTTGCCTTCTAGCACGTTAGTTTATGACATCATTACAAAGCGATGGCATGAGCGCAAATCTGTTGTTGATAACACTCTGGGCGGTTATAGAGTGACCTCAATGGTTAGAGCGTATAACAAAATATGGGCAGGTGATTTGATTGACGGTCGCATAGGTCGCTTAGATTCAGATGTCTATACAGAATATGGGACTACAATACAGCGCTCAATAGTCACTCAGCCATTCCAAAGCAACATGGACTCGTTTGTTGTTCCAGAGATTGAAATGACGGTAGAGAGCGGTGTTGGTAATGCTGCTGCTACCGATCCTCAAATTGGGCTTTCACGCAGCAAAGACGCAAAGACTTGGAGCGATACTCGCTACCGAAGCATGGGCAAAATTGGAGAACATAGTCACCGTGCTATTTGGAGAAGGAATGGCAGAGCGTCAAGGTTTGAGCTGTTTAGATTTACTATGAGCGATCCTGTAAAGCCAGTTCTTATACAGTTGACTGCTGAAATAGAGAGCGCACAATGAGTTATAAATTAAATGTTGCTCAGCCTATTGTAGAAAACAATGGAACTATGAGCCAGGCATTTAGGCAATTCACTCAAGAGGCTTCTTTAAGCATTCCTATAGTTGGAGTTGGAAGTCCAGAAGGAGTTATAGAGGCGGTTCAGTTTAGTCTTTATCTGGACAGCACAGGATCTGCTGGAGCTATTCAGTACAGGAAGATGCTTCCTAGTATTACTGGAGACAGGAAAAAAGGCTGGATTCTTGTTTGATTACCAGAACGGTAGACGCTGATTTTATAAGAAAATTCGTTACCGGATCTGATGTGTTTGATGAGATTAGCGAGGATAACTTCTCACGGAATGAGTGGTATCCAGATATGCACAGCGGCTGGTTTGTGCATACAGAAGATGATGAGATTTGCGGCCTCTGGATGGCTGAGATGCGAAATGGCATCACCATAGAGATCCATCCAATGATCTTGAAAGAGTTCAGAGGAAAGAAAGCGTATAACGGCGCTAAAGAATTTTTTACTTGGATAACAAAGAATACCAAGTATGAGAAGGTCAACGCAGAGATCGCTACTTGCTTTCCTAATGCCAAGATGTTTGCGGTACAATGCGGCATGAAGCTAGAAGGAACTATAAGGCAGTCTTTTAAGAAGAACGGCAAAATACATGACCAATGGTTACTAGGCATCACTAGAAAAGAACTAGAGGCGAGATATGAGTAAGTTAGTCAAATCACTATTCGGCGGCGAGTCTGATGAAGGCATAGAGCGCCAAGAGAAAAGTAATCAGCTTTTACGAGATTTTCTAGCGCGTCAAGAATCAATGGGTCGGGCTGACATAAGAAAGTCTATGCCTAGTCAGTATGGAGCTATGACTGCTGGGCAGCAAGCTGGATTAGATATTTATGGTCAAGCCATGCCACAGCAGGCTGAGGCTTTTGTAGGCGGAAACGTAGCCGCACAGCAAGCGCTTTTATCTGGTATGCCAATGTTTGAACAAGCTATCAGAGGTGGAAACATTGACTACTCAGCTTTGCAGCCATATCAAGGTTCTTACGATATGTCTTTTACTCAGCAGCAGTTGCCTGATGCGGTAGCTAATCCTGCTTATTTAGCTGAAGCAACAACGCTAGATCCTACGATGCAACACCTAACTCCTGAGTATCGCAATCAGCAAGCACAAATGATGCAAATGGGCGGTCAGCCTCAAAATCAAACAGCAAACGCACTTGGCGGTACGGGCATTGATGAAGCGGCCTTAGCTGAGTTTATGGCAATGGGGCGATACTAATGGCTAGAGTACGAGAAAGAACACAAGCGGCAGATGAATATCAGGCAGCACGGCGCAGAGCAAGCGCTCCGAGGTCGCCAAGCAATCAAGGCGCGAATACCGGAATGCCTGTCATGGGAGATATGATGGATCGCGTACCTAATCGAGCAGGTGATGACCTGCGAGATCCTATAGGTCAGATAAATCGTCTAAGACAAGCTAATCAGCCTATTCCTGAGTCATTGCAAAGAGCGGCATTCCAATTTGCCGCTGCTAACAACTTAGACTCTGACCAATTATCAAAGAGACTAGGAGTTTCGGTTAGTGATATATCTCAAGCCGCGCAAGGTCTTGGCATTCAAGATCAATTACCTTCTTCTTTAGGAGGCACTGGTTTCGGTGAGCAAGCAGGTCAAGCAGCTTTTGCGGCTCAGCAAAACGATCCAGCTATGGCTCAAATTCAAGCTTTAGGACAGCAAATACAATCTCTTGCTCCTAACGATCCTCAGAGAGCTGCTTTGATGCAGCAATACGAGTCTATTGGAAACGGTATAACCCAGAGAGCGCAAGCCGTACAACAGCAGACCATGCAGTCTTTGCAGCGAGGTGCTGGACAAGCAGGTGCGGGACAAACAGGTGCAGAAGGTCGAGAACAAGCACCGAGACAAAGATCAGGAGGATCTCCGCAGCAGACAGGACTCCAGAAAGTTGCTGATTTCATTTCTCAAGGCAATAAATCTGACCAAGATATTTACAGAGAGATGGTTAAAAATGATGTCTCTGTAGAAGCTATGGCGGGTCAGCTTGGAGTTCCTGTTGATGAGGCTACAACTCGTTATACACGCGCTCAAGAGCTTTCACAGATAGAGGACATAGTTTCTGGTGGAATAGAACAATCCAAAAGAGACTTTCCGAATGGTATTCCTGATAATCTTTTAAGGCGCTACGCCACAGAGTCAGGACAGCCGCTAGAGCAGATTGCCACTAACATGGATAACTTTGGCGTATCCGCTGACGATATGTCTCGCGCCACAGGCATTCCTCTGGCTGAGGTTCAAAGCGCATACACAGCGGCTAAAGGCGGCGGTACTACAGCCACAGGTACAGGAGCTGGAGACGCAGGAGCAAACACTAACGAAGTAGCCTCAACTACAGCAGCAGCAGGTAGAACTGGCTCAGGCGGTATCGGCTTGTCTGGCGCTGAAAGAGCGCTAGGAGGCGGTCTTACAGCAGCGGCTGGGACTGTTGAAGCTGGCGCTCAACAGGCTCGCCAAGATGTAATAGGCGGCACTGACTTGGCTAGACAGGACTTAGCCTCTGGCGCTGAGCAAGCTGCTGGCGCAATAGGCGCAAGTGTTGATCAAGGCTTAAATGCTTTGACTGCGGGTCTCTCAGGCGGTCAACAGAACATTCAGCAAGGCACTCAGCAAGGCTTGAATGCTTTAACTGCTGGTCTTTTAGGTGGTCAGCAAAATGTGCAGCAAGGCACTCAACAAGGCTTACAGGCATTAACTGCTGGCCTTTTAGGCGGTCAGCAAAACGTACAGCAAGGCACTATGCAAGGTCTGGACGCTTTAAATGCCAGCTCTATGCAAGGCCAGTCCCAAATTCAACAAGGCGCTAATCAAGGCTTGAATGCTCTAGGTCAAGCGCTAGGAACTGGTCGGCAAGATATATCGCAAGGCGTTAATCAAGGTCTTGGTGCTTTAGGCCAAGGTTTGGCTTCGGGTAGGCAGGATGTTGCGTCAGGCACTCAATCTGGATTAGCCGCTTTAGGTCAGGCATTAGGCGTTGGTAGAGGAGATATAGCTACTGGAACTCAAGCTGGATTAGCTGCGCTGGGTCAAGGTCTTGGTACAGCTCGTGGTGATATTGCTTCTGGCGCTCAAGCTGGGCTTCAGTCATTAGCGCAAGGATTGGCTACTGGAAGAGGAGATATCCAATCAGGAACTCAAGCAGGTCTTGATGCCTTGTCTCGTGGTGTAGACACTGCTCGTGGTGATATTGCCTCTGGAGCAGAAGCTGGACTTGGAGCTTTATCACAAGGTGTTCAAACTGCTCGTGGAGATATTGCAGGTGGAACTGAAGCTGGGCTTACCGCTCTAGGCCAAGGTCTTGGCACTGCTCGTCAAGACATAAGATCTGGAACTCAGCAAGGTCTTCAGGCTTTAGCTGCTGGAATTGCAGGAGGTAGAGGTGATCTAACTACCGGAGCTATCAGAGGACTACAAGATTTAACTAGAGGACTTGGTTCTGCAAGAGAAGACCTGCTGGCAGGTCAGAACATTGGAATGGGTCAGCTTGGTGCTGGCTTGCGCGAAACAGGAGAAGCAAGAGACATAGCTTCTCAGCAAGTAGCTCAAGGATTTGGACAAGCTGGTCAAATGTTTGATCCTTATCGTCAAGTAGGCGGTCAGGCTTTACAACAGCAAGCTGCTTTATCAGGCGCTTTAGGACAGGACGCATTTAATCAAGCATTCCAAGCGAGTCCAGCTCAGCAGTTTTTGCGTGAAGAAGGCGAACGAGCGGCTTTAAGATCAGCGGCTGCTAGAGGCGGTTTAGGCGGCGGCAACGTATTAAAGGAGCTATCTCGATTTAATACCGGACTTGCTGCTCAAGATTTGCAGAACCAAATAGGAAACTTGCAGCAACTAACTGGGCAAGGTCTTGGAGCTTCTGGAAGCGCGGCGCAATTAGCCGCACAAGCTGGAACAAGTCAGGCAGATATACAGCAGCAAGCTGCTCAGCAGACAGCCGCTCAACGAGCGCAGATGGCTGGTGTTGGAACAGATACTGCTAGACAGCTTTCTGGTCTTGGAACAATGGCTGGACAAGCTGGTTTGCAAACTCAAACCCAACTTGGCCAACGTCAAGCCGATCTTTCTTCTTTGGCTGGTCAGCAAGGAATGCAAGCTATGCTTTCGCAAGCTCAACAGCTTGGTCAGATAGGCACAACCGAAGCTACGCAAGCATTGCAGGCTCAACAACGAGCAGCCGAGCAAGCAGCTCAGTTTGCTTATGGTGGAGCAGGGCAAGAGTTACAGGCTCAACAGAGAGCAGCGGAACAGGCAGCTCAGTTTGCTTATGGAGGCGCTGGTCAAGAGCTGCAAGCGCAACAAAGAGCAAGCGAGCAATCTGCTCAATTAGCCTCTCAGGTAGCAGCTCAGCAAGCAGCAGCTCAGCAAGCTGCGGCGCAACAAGCAGCCCAGCTTGCCTTTAATGCTGGAGGTCAGTCTCAGCAGGCTCTTCAAGACGCTGCTATGGCTTCTGGTCAAATGGCCTATGGAGCAGGTGGACAGGGCTTGCAAGCTCTCCAGCAAGCTGGTTTGACTTCTGGTCAGATGGGAATGACCGCAGGCCAACAAGGTCTTCAGGCTCTGACGGGTGCTGGAAGTGAAATGGGTCAAATGGCTTACGGTGCTGGAGGCCAAGGTTTGCAAGCTCTTCAAAGAGCGGGAGAAGCTACTGGTCAAATGTCTTATGGCACTGGTCAGGCAAATTTGCAAGCACTGCAAAACATGGGCAATACCACGGGTCAAATGGCCTATGGCGCTGGAGGCCAAGGTCTACAGGCGTTGCAAAACATGGGCAACACTACTGGTCAGATGGCTTATGGTGCAGGAGGTCAAGGACTTCAGGCTCTACAAGGCATGGGCAGCGAGATGGGTCAAATGTCTTACGGCGCTGGAGGTCAAGGTCTCAACGCTATGTTGGGCGCAGGCAGAAGTGTTGCTGATATACTTAGTGGTAGGTCTATTGGTCAAGCTAACCTTGCTTCAAGAGCGGGAAGTGAACTGGGCGCAATAAGCCAAGGCGGCGCTGGAAACATTGCAAGCATGATGTACGGCACTGGTCAGAATCTAGCTCAGAACCGAATGATGGCTGGCAACAACATTGCTAACAACATACAGGCTCAGATGACTGCTCTTTCAAATCTTGCAAACCAGCAAGGTACTAATATGTCGAATATGTACGGTCAGCAAGCTGGAATACTTGCAGGCCAGCAGATAGGCGCAGGCGCTAAT